CAGATAGTTCAACATCTCTGTATACTCCTGCTACTTGTAGCTTGCGAATATCATTATACGACATTCTCACTACATGTGTAACCCTCTCCGCTGTTCTTAAATCACTAGCTGAATACGGAACAACCATATCTTCAGCCGGCACAAACTTGGAAACGGCTCTCTGTTTAGTTTCGTCAAAATAAATCTTTTTAAATGTAGATCCCGTCAACGGCAAATAAAATAACATTTGATCCGTATCTTGATCATACTCCTCCATGATTTCAGTAATCTGATAATTCATGAAATCTTCTACACGTTGTGCTTGTGCTTCTGTTTCTTTTGTCGGTGTTCCTAGTATTTGAGTTTTTACTGGACCACCACTTGGTAACATTTCTTTATAAGCCTGTGCTTGAAACTGAGTCACCGCTTCAGAAAGTAAAGGGTGAGTTACACCACTTGCACCTAAGAATGGTTCACTTCGGTCTTCATAATTAATACCGAGTAACCCTAATCCTTTGGCAATTGCCTCTTCCCAATCTTCTCTTGATTCCACATCTTCACGAAATTTGGCTCGAATATCTGATGATAAGTCTCCCAAAACGTCATCGTCAAGAATCTCTGCGAGATTGGCATCATGTCTATATTCTTCTGTTTCAATCTCAATTGCCTCTTCGTCAACAAGCTCAATACCTTCAGGTAAATCATTTATAGTTTCTGGTAACTCAATTTGAAGGCTATCTTCTTCAGGCATCATTTGACCCCCTGCTCCCATTGATCCCTCTACCATTCCTGCTATTTGTCTAGGTTCTATTGCCATTAGCCTGCCTTTCTAAGATCCACTGTACCACCTTTTGCTTTAAAAACAAATTTGCTTTTTGCTAGTTTCTCACCCGCCGAACCAGGATCGAGCCTTAATATATATTGAACTGGGTTAGGAAGTCTAGCTTTTCTATTTCCATTTTTATCTACCATGTTAAACATTACATTCTCTTCTACTTGAACTTGAGGATTACCTGCTTCATCTAATAGTGCATCTTGAAATTGCTTCTTGACTATATTCGGAGCAACTTCATAACTTGTAAGACCTGCTTTTTTATGCTTTGCTAGTGCTGCTAAATATCTAGCACTTCCATCATCTGCTGGTAATCTAGCTCTTCCTGACATGTTTTGTAAATCTGTTCTAGCAGGGAAAACAAAACCAACAACAGGCTCTCCATATATTTTTTCTAGATTTGGTATTTGATTTATTGCTCCTTTTATGATCGCTCTTGAAGCTTGTGCTTGTGAAGAGTGAGCAGAGTCTCTCATATAAGGCTCTGTATTAAGTATGTGAGTATCTAATCTTCGATAAGCATTATATAATTCTTGTGGTTGATAGCCAAATTCTTTAGCTCTTTTAGTTATTGCTAGTTCAAATGCTTTAACTCTTCTATCTTTTTCTTGTTTACTACTTAATCTTCTAGCTTCATCAAACGATGCTCGCTTTATTTCTCTTAATTTTAACACGTTTTCTTCCAAAGCATCTACACTTTCAAACAAAGGATTCATGTTGGCTGGGGTTGCTTTCACACTGTTTACATAAGGCTCTTGTAGTAAATATTGAACAAAAGAATTATATACAGTAGATTCTGAAAGCATAGACTCTTTGTATTGTTCTATTAGAGCATCGTCTGACATTTTTTCGGATATTATAATATCTCTAACAGGTATAAAACCTATTTTAGAATTCATGGCATCTAATTCTCTGCCTATATATTTTTTAATATCTAAAACAGCTTTAGGACCAAGTCTGTTATTAAAATCTTCTACTAAACCTTTTAAATCAACACGGTTTTCTTTTAAATTCTCTAATGGTGAGTTATCTGGTCGTGCAGCCATAATCTTTCCTTCTGGAAAATAATTAGATATAATTAACTCTTCTATATCTGTTTCTGGCATTTCGTTACCTGGAATCTTTCTAAATTTTATATGATTATCTAGGATATATTTAGCAACTCTTGCTTTTATTACTCTATTTGCTTGGTTGTTTATACTCTCGTTCATAACCATCTCTATTGTTTTTCTAAATGCCTCCGGCTTGCTTGTTCTGTTTTGCATTTCTTCAAAATAATTTTTAGGAAGAGATTGTAACACATTGCTTGGAATAACTTCTCTAGAAGAACCTAGTCGTAAAATACCCATAGTTCCGTAGGGACCGACTCTTCCGGGCATATCAAATAGTATATTGAAAACAGGGTTTGCTTCGTCTGAGTTTAATGTAGTAAATTTCTTTTCTTTTAAAAGATCCGTATTTGGTGTTGTTACAGTCAATTTAAAATCTTTTTCAGAATTTGTCGTAGATCGTTGATCGTAACTCAAAGGTGTTTTTAATTTACCTTGCTTTTGTAGCTCTATAAAAACATTTTCAATTATAGGGCCTATCGGGTTTACATTTGTATCTGTGACGTTACCAGTTCCTGCCAAAAGATCATAAAAGTTTTCATTTGGATCTCTTCCAAAAAAAGGAGCTCTATCTTTTATTTTATTGTTAATTGCACCAGTAATCTCAAATCGATTGTTAACCATATCTTCTAAAGCCATTTCTGTTACATCAATGACTTGATTAGGAAATATAAGAAAATCTTCTCGTTCTCTTAGTTCATCTGCTAATTTATCAAGTTTTTCTTCTTCGTTTTCATAAGTTTCACGATCACCTTCATATTTTTGATAAGCTTCTTGTCTGTCTTTTCTAAGTTGAGTTAGAGAATCCTCCATAGGTATCTCTTGTTCAATTTCGTCTAGAGCAATTATTTTTAGTTTTTCAGAAGAATCAAATATATTTCTAGACGAACCAGGTCTATAATTACCCGCTCTAGGAATTTCATTACCATCAGCATCTCTTCCTAGATCAGGAAAAAAAGAATCAAGAGCGGCAGCCCTTCTGTTTTCTGATGGTCTAGGATCATACTCTTCTGGTGCAGGTTCACCAAAAAAATCTTCGTAATTTTGACTGTCTTCGTCAAAAATCTGTTGTTCTTGTGTCTTTGGAACTTGACCTAACTTAGCCAGTTCCATCCTCTCTGTCCATGTCTTTTCTAATGTTTGATCGGGAGAATCTAAATCATACATAGGAGTGGCAACATCTAAGTTTTCTTCTTTTATTCTTGATGAATCATCTTGAACTTCTTCAGCCATCATATATAGCTTACCGTCTTCTTCTCTTCTAACGACCATGCCTCTAAGATATGCGGCACCTTTACCGTGATAGTCATGACCTGCCCCAATTTTAAGATCAAAAACTCTATCTTCAATAACTTCGTTGCCTGCCGTATTTTTTTCTCTTGCACCTTCAAGTGTGCCACTATTTTCTAAAACACCTGATTTAATATTTTCCTTATTATCATCGTAAGAAACAATAGCGACAGAATCGACTTCAAAATCTCTAGGATCAGAAACCTTTGTCCCACTTTCATCCACAAAGTTTTGCATAATTCTTTGTGTGGATTCTAAAGCAACACCTCCAACTACGTTTGAAAGATCTAAAGTGTTACCTGCTTGTGGATTGTTGGCATTAACTAATAGACCAGTTGGGTTCTGGCCTGCAGCCTTACTTCTAATCTCTAATTTAACTTGTGGTCTTGTTTGATCAAAAACTTTAATAACTTCATCATAAGTTAATTCTTTGTCTTTGTTACGAACAAGATATTCTTCAAGACCAGAGTTGTATGCTTCACCTCCTCTGTTGTGAGTCACTGACTCTGATGTACCCGATAGGTTGTCATTAAAAGATAGCACTTCTTCTCTTGAAGGTTTTACAACATCAATTAGATTATATAAGCTAGGATCAAGCTTGGTATAATCACCTTTAGCTTCTTTCATTGCTTTACCAAATGCTTTACCGTCTACACCTTCGGCTGGAACTGCTTTCTTTTCTTTAACTTCAGTCACCCTAGTATCATAGTTACCCATGAAACCAACTAAACCTTGATTACCTTTTTCTGCTGCCCTTAAATCACCAATGATATCCTTACCAGTTTTTCGTACACCTTCGTTCTGTTTTTTAAGGTTATTCAATATAATTCTAAGAGGAGAAACTGTTGGGTTGTCCTTAGTAGACTCTCCTGTCATATCTTGATTAAA